CTCTACACGGCCGAACTCAGCCTCGTCAAACGCGGCGCCAACGCCCGACGTTTCGCCGTTACGAAAGGGATGGACATGGATCTCCAAGAAGTTCTACAGACCGTCTTGGCTACCGAAGCAGAGGGCGAGAAGGCCCTCGCGCAAACCCTCAAGTCCGCTGGTCTCGAAGACGACGCGGTGCAAGTCGCCGTTGCTCAGTACCGTCTCCAGCACGGCTTCAAGGACAAGGTTTCCAAGGAAGCCTTTGCCGCTGTCACGAAGGCCGCGGGCTACGAAGCCGAGCCGCCGAAGACCGAGCCCGTCAAGAAGTCCGAGCCGTCGCGCTCCAGCACTCCCGCTGGAATGCCGCCTGAGATGGAGGCGGTGTGGAAGTCGCAGCAGGAAGCCATCACCAAGGCCAACGAGCGATCTGACCAACTCGCGGGCGAGCTGGCCGCCGTTCGCAAGGACGCTCAGCGCAAGGAGTACGTCGCGAAGTGCGAGCGCGAGTTCGCGCACGTTCCGGGCATGAACGCCGAGCAAATGGCCGACATGCTGATGCAGGCGCACGCCGTCAGCAAGGAGTTCGGGGAGTCTCTCGAGAAGCAGTGGTCTGAGACAGCCGAGGTGGTCAAGAAGTCCGCGCTGCTCGGCACGACTGGCGCCCGCGGGCCGACCGGTTCTGGTGGGTCTGCCTGGGACAAGATGCAAGGCATGGCGAAGGAGCTCGTCCAGAAGTCAGCGGGCGAGGTGAGCCAGTCCAAGGCTCTCGACATCGTGATGCAGCAGAACCCCGATCTCTACCAGGAGTACCTGGGAGACAACCCGGCGCAGCTCGGCAAGCGCTAGTCCCGAGGACGTGAAATCCGTCGGGGACCTTTTTCTTCAAGCCTCACAAGGAGCATTCGATGTCGTGGGAAAAAGTAGGACCTACGCTTCCGGGGATGGTCGCCGGCGCTGATCTCACCGCCAGCCAGCATCTCTTCGTGGTCGTCAACGCCAGCGGCAAGGTCGTCACGGCTGGAGCCGGTGTCGCAGTTGACGGTGTCGTTCAGAACAACCCGGACTCGGACCAGGCGGCTACAGTCTGGGGCCTCGGGTCCGTCAGCAAGGTCGTCGCGGGAGCGGCCGTTGCGGCAGGAGCACTCGTGGCTCCAAACGCATCGGGCCAGGCTATCACGGCGGTCTCCGGCAACTACATTGCCGGCCGAGCCCTGAATGCCGCGACTGGCGCGGGACAGCTCATCTCTGTCTGGATGACTCAACCCGGACGCGTGGCGTAGCGGCTTCTCGAAGCCCGAAGCCCCGAACCACAGAGCTTGAGAGGAGCACGCAATGCCTCAGCCGACCGCATCAGACGTTCATGTCAACGCTCCGTTGACGAGCATCAGCATCGCCTTCTTGCAGGACCAGAAGGAGTTCATTGCTGACCAGGTATTCCCCATGGTCCCGGTCCAGAAACAGAGCGATCGGTACTACGTCTACGACAAGGACGCTTGGTTCCGTACCGACGCGCAGGTTCGCGCGCCGTCCACGGAGTCAGCGGGTGGTGGGTTCACGGTGGACAACACCCCGACCTACTACTGCGCCGTCCGAGCGTTCCACAAGGACGTGGACGACCAGATTCGGGCCAACGCGGACCCGGTCATCAACCTCGACCGCGATGCGACCGAGTTTGTGACGCGCGACCTGATGCTCCGCAAGGAGCTGGATTGGGCGTCGAAGTATTTCACCACGGGCGTCTGGACCGGTTCCTCGACCGGCACCGACGTGACCCCGGGCACCCTCTGGGACGCTGGAGGGTCAACGCCCATCGAGGACATGAGGGCCGAGCTCATCGCCACGAAGCGCAACACGGGCTTCCGTGCGAACATCGTGGCCATGGGTGAAGAGGTCTGGAACGTCCTTCAGGACCACCCTGACTTCCTCGACCGCATCAAGTACACGCAACGCGCGATTGTCACCGTCGATCTGCTCGCCGCCGTCCTCGGCGTCGACAAGGTCGTCATCGGTGGCGCGGTGCAGAACACCGCCAACGAGGGCGCCGCAGATAACCTCCAGTTCATCTTCGGCAAGAACGTCCTCTTGGTCTACGCTGCTCCGAGACCGAGCCTCATGCTGCCCTCGGGCGGGTACACCTTCGCTTGGACCGGCCTGTTCGGCGCCAACGCGGCGGGCTCCCGCATCCTACGGTTCCGCATGGAGCACCTGAAGTCCGATCGTGTCGAAGGCGAGTCGGCGTACGACCAGAAGGTCGTGGCGGCCGAGTGCGGCGCGTTCATGTCGGGGGTCATCTCGTAGGCGACTGCTTACTCCTGGTGCAGACGGCTCGCGCTACCCTACCCCGGTCGCGGGCCGTCTCATTGGGGCGGTCACCGATTAGGAGTTAGGCATGTCCTACATCGCATTGCGTAGCTTGAAGGTCCAGAAGGCCGATGGCACGATGGACTTGCGAGCGCCGGGTGACCCGGTGCCCGAGGCTGCAAACTGGAAGGATGTCGATCGGTGGGTCCGTCGAGGCTGGCTCTCCGAAACCGACCCGGTCACCATCAAGGCCAAGAAGGCTCCGCGCAAGAAGAGCGTTCCGGCCAAGGTGGAGAAGGTCGTCATGGAGCAACCGGCTCCGGCGCCCGCTCCCGAGCCCGAACAGCCTTCGCCTCCGGCGAGCAGGGACGAGCTGGCCAAGCTCACCAAGGTCCAGCTCATCGCGATTGGGCTGAAGTACGGCGTCTCCCTCAACGAGAACTCGTTGAAGGAAGAGCTGATCGAAGAGGTCCTCAAGGCCAGCGGAGAGTGACGGCATGAGCTGCAAGAAGTGGACATACAGCGGCGACCCTGGAAAGTCGCCAGCCGATGCTGTCCGCTTCCTTGTAGGCGACACGATTCGGGCACGCCCTCTGTTGGATGACAGAGAAGTGGCCTACATCGTGGGCCGGAACGCAAACATCAACATCGCAGCGGCCGAAGCGTGCGAAGCGCTTTGGTCGCGCTTCCTTGCCATCTCCGACTACAACGTCGGCTCGGTGTCGAAGAAGTTTAGCGACGTTGCTGCCAAGTTCAAGGAGCGGGCCGCGGACTTTCGCAGTGAGGCTGCGCGAGGTAGCGCTCTAGTCAGCTTCCCTGCAACCTTGAGAAGTACCAAGCGAGCCTTGGAGACCGACTCGGACTTGGCACCTCCGCAGTTCTCCATCGGTCTTGCTGACAGCCCGCTCGCTCTACAACTCAACGACGAGGTGAGCGAGCTTTGGAGGTTGGGTGGCTGGTAACGTCAAGGTCAACGACAACCGCCTCCGAACGTTTCGGAAGCGGCTCAAGTCGCTGAAGGGGCTGAGCGTGACGGTCGGCGTCCAGGGGGACATGGCTCAAGAAGAGCACCCCGAGGGCGCCATGACCATGGCGACGCTGGCGGCCATCCACGAGTTCGGCTCGGAGGATGGGCGTCACCCGCCCGCGCGCAGCTTCCTTCGCTCGACCTTTGATGAGAACGTGCGCAAGTACGACCAGCTCATGTTGAAGGGAGCCCAGAAGGTTGAAAAGGGTCGGGCCGTGGCAAAGGCCGTCATGTTCCAGCTCGGAGAGACGGTGCGGGCCGACATCATCAAGAAAATCAAGGCGGGCATCCCGCCGCCGTTGAGCCAAGTGACCATTGACCGAAAGGGGAGTAGTGTTCCCCTCATCGACAAGGGCCACCTCATCGGCTCTATCACGTCGGTTGTTCACGAGGGAGGTAAGAGCAAGTGATTGGACCGTTCGACGACTGCATAGCGGACGCTGGCGTCGACGTTGAGGTCACCCGCTTTCTCTCATCGCCCGTGGTCAAAGGGCGTGTCACGCAGGCTCCGGTCGAGGAGCGCTTCTGCATCCGTGCATCCGTGCAGCCTATGAATGCGAAGGAGCTTCAGCTTCTGCCAGAGGGACTTCGCAATGCTGGCGCGATGGCGGTCTATGCGACGTGTGAGCTCTTCACGGTCGAGACATCGGCGTGCAAGACTCCAGACCGTCTGGTGTACCGAGGCGTCACGTATCAAATCCATTCCGTAGAGGACTGGTTTGACCTTGGCGGGTACTACCGTTGCGTCGCAGTAAGGATGACTAGATGACCAGTCTCGCCACGCACCTCCAGCCCTTCGACTGGGAGACCATTGACAACGGTCTGTACGATTGGCTGGTGGACTTGCTTGACGTGTCGGTCATCTGGGCGAACCAAAACGTCCCACAGCCGGACTACCCATACCTGTCACTGACGCGCGAATCGGTGGTCATCCTCGGCGGTGTACCTGAGAAGCGCTACACGACAGACTTGAGTCAGCCGGCGGGGCAGGAGATTGAGATCGAGTCAACGTCCATGACCGAGTTCACGCTGTCTATTCAGGCTCACGTGGACGCGGGCGCGGGCGCCAATGACCCGATGTGCAACGCCATCGCCTTGCTCAACAAGGTGAGGGCAAGTCTTGGGATGCTCTCCCATCAGAGAAACTTCCAAGACAACCTTGGGCTCGCCATAGTGCAGGAGATGGCGGTCCAAGACATCAGTGTCGTTGTCAATGACGAGTG